CAGCAGTGAACAGGGTACCGAGGTATTCCTGCTTGTACTGAGTCTGCGAACGGATGCCGATCTGCTCAACCAACACCATCGAATCGCGGTGGCCCATCAAGCAGATACGGTCAGCGCCGCCGTTACCAGCGCCGGTGTCGGCGTTGGAAGTAGCGAACACGGCCATACCGTAGAGCTGACCGATTTCACCGTTGCGGATAGCGTCGCCGTTGCCGACGAATGCCTGCTCAGTGTAACGGGCCAGACCCATCAGGGTGTTGCGGCTCGAAGGAGGGATCAGGAAGAAACGGCCGTCCATAGGGATGTCGTTGTCGTCCAGACGCTGGATGGTGCGGCGGATAGCAGCATCAGTCAAAGCAGCAGCGTTGGAGCTGGAGCTGTTGTGGGCTGTGGTGCCGTCGGAGCCGACATAGGCTTTGGTGCTAGAGGCCGAGGTGGCGTAGTCATCAGTGCCCACGGTAGCGCCGTTGAAAGCGCGGCCCAGTTGCACCAAGTCGGTGTCGATGCGACGAGCCAAGGCATAACCGGCGTCTTCTGTGTAGAAGGAACGCAGCGATGTCAGGGCTTGCACTTCGACGATGTCCTCGATCAAGCGGCTGTATTCGTAGTGCTTGTTGATGAGCACTTGAATGTTGGTGTCGCTCTCTGCGATCAGAGTCACGGCATCAGTTGCAGCTTTGGCCGAGGCGTTGCCACGGGCTGGGCTAGGGATGTTGACGGTGTCACCCTTCTTGCCTTTGAAGGACATCTTCTTGACCAGGTTGGCCAAGACGAGGTTCTTTTTATAGGCAGCAACAATTTCATCAGACCAGATTTCTGGAATGAAGTTGGCTGCGGAAGTGGTGGTTACCGAGTTGGTTGGGGAAAAAGCGGTGTTTGCCATGTTAAAAGCTCCAAAGTTAAATTACCGTACACGCCCTTCAGAGTACGCCTGCATGATCTCGTCACTCAGTGTTTCGTACCTTGCCGGGTCTGTCATCTTGAGACGAATGAGGTCGGCCCGTCGATAGACTCGTTTTGAACTCTCGCCTGAGCCACCCACATCGACCTGCGCGGCTTTCATGCTCTTGGTCCGCGCAGCGTTGCCTGCCTGCTCGGATTCCTTGGCCTTGACGCCGCGAAGTTGCTTGAAGGTGGACAACAGTTCATTGGCCGAATCATAGTCAAAGTCACCATCGGCTTTTGCGTAGAGGCCCATGCGCACAGGTGAAGACTTCACCCAGCTTTGGAACTCAGAATCATTGACCACTTGGGAGAAGTCAGGGTGATCCTGCGCCAGCTTTTGCTGAATCTGCATCCGTTTGAAGTCTTGGCTCGCTTGGCGTGCCGCGAGGACGTCGGGATGTTTATCAATCGTCGCTTGAACTGCTTTTTGAGGGTCCTGAAAAAAGTCAACTTCAGGTTCTTCCTCTTTGATATGCTGCTGCTTAGAACTGAGATTTTGCTTGAGCAACTCGTCAGCCAATTTACGGACTTCGCCGACCTCTTGGGCCTGCTTGCCAATCAGCTTTTCAGCCTCCTGGTGCATCCGCACGACTTCTTCCAAACTTTTGGCCCTGTATTTCTCAGGAAGCTCAGATTTCGCCTCTTCAATTTCGAGTTCGCCTAGCGGCTCGGATTCATTGTCAATCAACATATTTATGTTCCTGCCAAAATGGTTGTAGGATAATCAACTCGGCGCTGGGCGCTTATGAGTTGGCTTTGCGCTCGGCGGCTAACTTTTCCGTATGTCTGCGGCCAAACTGCGCGTGCGCAGTGGGGAAATGACCGGACCACCCTTCCAAGTTAAACGCCGGGGCGCTTATGACGCGGTGGGCAAGCCCGCCGCATCCGCACTTGACTTCGGTGGTCTCATAAATCACCAAAGCCTCAGTGCGTTGCCCGCATTCGCAGGCAAATTCATAGATTCTTTTCATTCAAATCCTCGTACGCTCGTTCGCTGACCCCTTTCAGGGTTTTCAGCCAAGTCAGGATAGAAATCTCGCCTTTGCGAAATTGTAGACTTTTTTCATCGGCAATGGTAGAGACATTATTCATCGCCTCCAGCATCACATCCACGTCTTCCATCAAGTCAAGCCAGCCTTGCTGGGAAAACAGGTCAAACCTGTCCTCATAATACTTTTGGAGTTCCGGGCTCATCAGGTTCCTCTTTGGGTTGGGTTGCTTCAGTCACAATTCGTTTGCCCATGATGCCGCCGATGCCGCCGACGATCAGCAGCACGATGTCGTTGAGCATCTTGGTGTAGGCCTGGTCGATCGGCGCCATGGCCTTGATCGGCTGGGTCACGAAGGTCACAGAATACAGCACTGCGCCGACGATGAACATCAGGATCAACGTCACTGCGACGACAACAAAGGCCCAGATGCGGACCTGAATCTGCTCAACGGACAGGTGTGACTTGCTCAATTTGCTTCTCCAAGATCGGCGCCACCATGTACTCGGGGCAAGTTTGCGAAAACTGGCAGCGAGGCTTCTGACACTCCTGTTTTTGGAAGTTGTCAGGATTCTGGCAAAAATACCTGTAGTGGTCTTCACATCCGGCCAGCAAAAGCAGCAGACTTAATTTCCACATTTGACCTCCCGGCAGTAGTAGATGATCTCGACGCCGATCCACAGCAAGATGACGAGCACGGTGCTTGCCAGGGTGATGGCGACCCACAGCTCGAAGTCCTCTTTGCGCTTCTTGCGGGCTTGGATGGCCGCGTCGGCAGCTCTACGGCGCTGGGCCTTGTCGTCCTCGTCCATCTGCTTGCGACGGGCGACGATCTTCTCCCAGATGTCCATGTTGTGGGGGAAGAACAACTGCTTGACCTGCTCTTCAAAGTTCCTGGCGTCAGCAAGAGCAAGCTCGAGCTCGACGGCCTTGCCCATGTTGGAGCCTTTGAAGTTGCCTTTGTGGACCTCGTCAAGCACCTTGACGGCGTCTGCCTTGGCGTCGAAGTATTTGCCCAGCACCGGACCCAGACTGCGGACGTCATCGACAGTCTTGGCGGCCTTCTTGACCAGATTGACAGCAGCAGAGACGGCTGCCAGCGCACTTAGTGGGTCCATAACACTTCGACCATTACTTTGGCTGTCCAGATGACGATGCCGACGATGAAAATTGCCGCGACCAAGGCCTCGGCAAAGTCTTTCATGGCTTGTCGGCCTTGCCGTCCAACTTATCAAAGATTTGCCGCAGGATGTCCTTGACTTCTTTGATGTCCGCACGATAGTCGTCTTTTGTGACGTAATCGTGAGGGAGTTGTTTTTCCAGAGCGCTGAGCACGTCCTCCAAGCGTTGCAGTCGCTGCATTGCTTGGTAGAACACGAATACGGCCAAGAACCCTGCGACCGATACTACTAGGTTGAAGAGTTGTTGGTTATCCATGACCTATTTTACGCCGACCAGGGCGTACCAGTTGCTGTTTTGGGGGCCTTTTGATCGGCAATGTTGGCGGCCAAAGCGGCTTCGGTGGCGTCTTTGTCTACGCCGTCAGACCAGCACCAACCAAGAACGTCTTGTTCTGTAACCTCATCGTAAGGCGTCAAATCAACGTTTGCCTCAGGCTTGGTGAACGAGCAAGTGGAATAGATAGAGGCTGTGAAGTCACCATCAACGGCTGTTGCAGTCCAATGGGCAGTGGTGATGAAGTTGTCCGAGGTCAGTCGGTCACATTGTGTGATTTTCCAAGTAATGGTCATGATGAGTCCTCAGTAAAAAGTGCAGAAAAAACCCAGAGCGCCGCCAGCAGATGTAGCCAGAGCGTCCCAGACATCGGGAGTGTGTTTGGTCTTGTTCAGGTTGTCGTACAGTTCTTTGACAAACCCAGCAACGACAGCCACAGCCAAAGCATAAGCAGGCAGCATGAACGGCACAGCCACAGCAAACAAGATGGCCCCACCAGCAAAGTGAAACACCTTGTCAGCAGGGATCGAGTTCAAGCGGGTCAGGATGCGTTCGATCATGGGTGCGCTGCTTTGTAAGCGTCAAACTCAGCTTTGAGTTCTTGGATGGCTTTGACAAGGACAGGTATGAACCGAGCGTTATCCACTGCAAGCGTTTCTTGTTCGTCGGCGCCTTTGATTACAGCCTCTGGAAAAACTGTAAGCAGCTCTTGCGCGATGAAGCCATAACGCTGATGCTCGTCGTTTACCTTCCAATCGAACGCCTTGACGCTTATGCCGTCGATGAGGTTTTTGGC